CGGCCTTGTTGTTGATCACCTTCAACATTAGAACCGGTAGCATCTACGTTTACCACTACATTTGTAGAACCTCTTCCTATTCTATTATTAGGAATTATTGTACCAGCTGTAGAAGGAACAAAAATCTCAGGTCCTCTTTCTCCAACTATTGATGGCTTGCCAACTGGTGGCCTTCCACCATTAGCAAAACCAGGCAAATCTTTAAAAATTCCAATACTTGTGTTTTTAAGTAGAGTGTTAATTCCAAGTCTTAACAGGTCACTTGCTATGCCTTTTAATATTGACCTTGCAGCATCTCCTAATGACTTTGTTTGCATAACAGCATCATGTAAAGCATCAGAAATACCAGTTGCAATATCATTGCCTATTTTCTTAAATATTTCATCTTGTCTTTTTGCTGCCTCATTAATTTTTTTTATTTTATCTAATTGTTTATCTAAACTATGGTTTGCTTTAGTTAAAGTAATAAGTCTTGCTTCTTCTGTAGGCAAAAGGTTTTGTTCTTTTATTTGTGCAATTTGTTGTTCAAGGTCAAACTCTTTCTTTTTTTCTTCTCCAACTATTTTTTCTCTTTGTAATTTTTCAACTAATTCTTCATTTATTGCTTTAAGGTCTTTAT